TTCGGAACGATGTCCCGTGACAGGTTCCACCGACTGACGGGAGCATCGTGTCAAAGCTCGCCGCCGAACTCGCCAGCACCGAGGCCGGCTACAAACGACCCGGACCACCCTGCACAGTGAAGCTCGTCCTCGACTCCATCGACGACGAGGACCGCAACGCCCTCGAGCTACTACTCCGCAACCGAGGCATCTCCGCCTCGAAGATCGCCGGACTCCTCATGAAGCACGGCTACCGCGTCGCCGCCCCCGCTATCACGCGGCACCGACGCGGACACCTGAACGACGGCTGCGCCTGCCACCCGGACCCCTTATGAGCCTCTCCGAGGACGTCGACGCCCTCATCGCCCCCGGCCCGACGCCTCAGACACAGATCACAAAGACAGCGACACCGACCGGCTGGGAGCCCGGCGTCAAATACGACCCAGCCGGCGCGATGACCGTCACGGTGCCCCCGTCCCCGACCCTGACGGACGAGGACTCCTGGCGCGCCGCCGTCGAGTCCCTCGGCGTCACCGTCCCCGACGGCTGGACCGTGCAGCTCGTCGAGGCCCGCTACGACCCCGCCGCATGGCACCGCGACGCCCAGGGCGAGGACGCCTACACCGCCCCCGTCTGGCGATACCGGTTCCGGGTCCTACCCGCGGCTCGGTCGATCAACGTCGACGAGCTCCTCGCCTGGGTCGGCAAGCGGCCCCGCAAACCGAAGACCGCGGCCGAACCGATCGGCGTCACGTACGCCGTCGCCGCCGGCGACCTGCAGATCGGCAAACCCGACGGGGACGGAACCGAGGGCACGATCCGACGGTTCCTCGCAGCGCACGACGAGTCCCTCGCCCGGTACAAGGCCCTCCGCAAGCGCGGCAAGGCCAGCGACGACGTGGCCCTCCTGTGGGTCGGGGACTGCATCGAAGGCACCGAGTCGCAAGGCTCGAAGCTCCTCGCTCGCCTCGAGCTCACCGTCACCGAGCAGGTCCGCGTCTACCGGCGGCTGCTGCTGCAACAGGTCAAGGACTACCTGGACGCCGGCGCGCGGGTTCGTGTCGCTGTTGTCCCCGGTAACCACGACGAGGCGAAGCGGGTCGGGGACCAGATGGCGACCGTCTACTCCGACTCTTGGGCGATCGACGGGGCCGCGGCGGTCGCCGACGCCCTCGAGGTCGGCGGGTACGGGGACCAGGTCGCGTTCGTGTTCCCCGGCCGGGACGAGCTCACGGTCACCATCGACATCGACGGCACCATCGTCGGCCTTCTCCACGGGCACCAGACCCGCGGCCGGATGAAGGAATGGCTCGCCGGCCAGTCGCTCGGCCGCCAGGCGGTCGGGCACTCGACCGACCTGGTCGTCTCCGGGCACTTCCATCACCTGAAGGTCGAGCAGATCGGGCCGGTCACCCACGTCCAGGTCCCAGCCCTCGACGGTGGGTCCGCGTGGTGGCGGCACGCTAAGGGCATCGACGCGCCGCCCGGCATCGTGACCCTCCTGATCGGTGGCGGCGGCTGGCGCGGCTTGGAGATCCTGTGACCCCCGAGGACCTCGCCGCTTACGCCGCGAAACTCGTCAACGACGACCGCGCGCAGCTGTACGGGCACCCGCTGGACAACCTGACACGCGCCGCCCGCATCTGGTCCGTGATCCTCGAAACCGATGTGACACCCGAGCAAGTGTCCCTGTGCATGGTGGGTCTGAAGATCGCTCGACAGGTGCACCGCGAGACCTCGGACAACATCGCCGACGCGCTGGGCTACCTGCTCACCTACGGCATGATCCAAGAGGAACGCGCACGCAGGGAACACGCCTATGGCTAGCGTCGCGTTCCTGACGACGGACTTCTCCCCGGGCACGAACCCGCTGCAGCCCGGCGGGTGCGCCTGGTACCGCGGCTACCTCCCGATGATGCAGGTCAAGGAGCGCGGCTGGCGCGTCGGGATGGGGATACCGGATTGGCACGTCGCCCGCGGCTTCGGGCTTCGGCATACGAAGGACACGACGATCGCGGGCTGGGACGTCGTCGTCCTGAAGCTCCTGATGCGCCGCGACACCCCCCACCAGGTCCTGCAGGCCCGTAAGACCGGGCAGAAGGTCATCGTCGACGTCGACGACTTCTACGCCGGCCTGACCCCGGACAATCAGGCCTACGCGGTGACCGCGCCGGAGAACGACCCGGAGCGGAACCGTGAGCACTACGAGCGCGTCATCGAGGCCGCCGACGTCGTTACGGTCTCGACGCCGTTCCTGCGGGATTGGTACGCGGAGCGGCACCCCGACGTCCGCCTGGTCCGCAACGGCGTCGACTTCGGCCGGTACACGCGCGTCAAGGACCGGGCCGGGTGGCAGCCGACGATCGGCTGGGTCGGTGGGATCCCGTGGCGATCAGGAGACCTCGAGACGCTGCGCGATTGGCTGCCCGACTTCGTAGCGGAACACGACCTGCGCCTGCACCACTCCGGGCACCTCGAGAAGCGACCGGACCGCTTCTGGGACAAGGTAGGCGTCGACGAGTCCCTGGTCTCGACAAGCGCGATGGTCCCGATCCTCGACTACCCGGGACTGTTCACCGGCTTCCAGATCGGCATCGTGCCGCTGACCGACATCCCGTTCAATCACGCGAAGTCCACAATCAAGGGCCTCGAGTACGCGGCAGCGGGGATCCCGTTCGTCGCCGCCGCATCCCCCGAATACGTGCGCCTCGCCGAGCTCGGCATCGGGCGCGTTGCGACCACACCCGACGAATGGACGAAACACATGACTGACCTTCTCGACCCGTCCGTCCGCAAGCGCGAAGCGGCACGGCAGCGCGCACTCGTCTCGAGTGAGTTCTCCATGAATCAGCGCGGGCCAGAGTGGGCCGCGATCCTCGACGACGTTGTGACGGGAGCCTGACCATGTGGGGAGTGAGATGGCTCGACCGGCTCGTGCGCGAGAACGTTGTAGTGCACACGACAACCGGGGCAAGTCTCCGAGGCGTCCTCGTCGGCGTCTACCGGGACTGCATCGTGCTCACGCACGTCGCATACCTCGGGACCGACACGACGGAGAACGTCGACGGTGACGTCGTCATCCCACGCGACAAGGTCGGATGGCTGCAGCGACTAGCGGGGAGCACGGAATGACGGTGATCGTCTCGAACGGTCGAGCCCGCAACGTCGGCGCAAAGACGTACCCATTCCCGACGACAGCCCGCACCGTCGGGCACACCCCGAACCTCGTCCCCCTACTTCGTGGGGATGGCGTCACCGGCACTTACGAGTACCTGTTCAAGTCCCAGCCGATGCTTCACGCCGTCGTCATGAAGCTCGTCTACGGCATCGCCCGGAACCCGCTGAAGTCCTACATGGGCGGGATCGACGAGGACGCCCGGGAACGCGACCGGACCTCCGAGCTCGCCCGCCTGATCCGCCGTCCGTACCCGTTCGGCTCCGAGTTCCACCTGAAGGCGATTATCGCCCGCGACCTTCACGTCCACGGCCACGCCCTGGCGGTGAAGGTGCGGGAGCGCGGCGCAGGCTCAACCCCGATCGAGCTGCACCCGGTGCCGTGGAAGTTCGTCCAGGTCATCCGAGACGACCACGACAACATCCTCGGCTACAACGTGACCGTCGGCTTCGAGTCCTACTCGGTCGGCCGCGAGGAGGTCGTGCACTTCGAGCTGCCCGGCGGATCACCCGTCCAGGCCCTGCGCTCGACACTCGCCCTCGAGGACGCCGCGCAGTATTACCAGAACGAGAACATCCGAAACGGCATCACCCCGCGCGCAGCGTTCACGACCGAGCAGCGTCTCGCCGAGAACGTCCTCGACCGCACCCGCGAGGAGCTGTCGAAGTTCTACGCCGGCGTCGAGAACGCAGGCAAGGCCCTCGTCCTCGAGATGGGTCTCAAGCCTTCCACGATCGGGATGACCCCGGTCGACATGGCCCTCATCGACCAGCGCAAGCTCTCCCGAGACGAGGTCTGCGCCGCTTACGACGTAGCCCCCACCCTCCTCGGCCTCGAGCGCGGCACCTACGCCTCCGTCGGCGAGTACCGCAAGCAGCTCTACGACGCGATCGCCACGAAGCTCGTCCTCATCGAGGAGACCTTCCAGGCACAGCTCGTCGACCCCGAGCCCTCCTGGGACGGACTGTTCGTCGAGTTCGACACGAACGAGCTCCTGCGCCCCGACCCGGAGGCCCGCGCCCGGATGCACATGCTCACGCAGCAATCGGGCACGACGAGCGTCAACGAGCGGCGCAAGTTCGAGAACCTCCCGCCGATCGAGGACCCGGCCGCCGACACCGTCTACATGCCCGTGAACATGGTCGCCGTCGGGCAGGCACCCGACGACAACGACGGCATCGCCGGAACCCCGGACCAGGGAGCCACCGACCCCGCGTTCCTCGTGAACGCGATCACCGAAGCCCTCGTCGGGATGCCGCAGCCCGTCGTCAATGTCACCGTCCCGGAGGTCGCGTCCCGCACGAAGCGGGTCGAGCGCGACGAGCAGGGCAACATCACCCGGATCGTGGAGGAGTAACCGATGGCCGGCCTGACCTCTGCTGGCGAGAACGCACTCCTCGCCGGCCTGACCGCATCAGCGACTTACGCGTCGCTGCACACCGCCGACCCCGGCACCAGCGGCACCAGCGAGGTGACAGGAGGGTCCCCCGCCTACGCGCGGAAGGCGATCACCTGGGCAAGCCCATCGAACGGATCAGTCGCGACCAGCGCGAACCTCGTGTTCGACGTCCCCGGCTCAACGACGATCTCCTACATCGGGTATTGGACCGCCGAGACCTCCGGCACGTTCCTTGGGTCCCGTGCCCTCGACACCCCGCAGACCTTCGCCACGCAGGGCACCTACACCCTGACCGCCGGCAACGTCGCCGAGTCGATCTCGTAACGGCCGGGCATGGCCCGCCTCTACTCCGAGCTCGCGGCGCAGTACGCGACCTATGGCTCGATCCCGGTATCGCTCACCTACACGGACCTCGCGACCGAGCCTGCCCTGTCCGGGTCCGCTTCAGGCTCGTCCACCTCTACCGGGACCGCCGCGGGCGCGCCGCAGCTCGCAGGATCCACGACCGGCACCTCGGCAGCCTCCGGATCGGCGACCGGAACCGCGGCGCGATTCGGTAGCACCGGTGAGACATCCACCTCGACAGGCACCGCGTCAGGCTCCCC